TCTGATGCTTTTGATGCCTCTTCAGTAGCTCTGTTAGCTAAGGAGTTAGCCATTTCCAGTGTCGCAATTGCAGAGTTAGCGGTTTCTAATTGAGTTCTTAAAAGAGCCATTTGTTCTCCATCTGCAAAATTTATCTCTCCTCCAGATGCTAATTTTGTTTCTAATTCTAGTATTCTACGATTTCCTTCTAATAATTGAGTCCTTAAAGAGGCTACTTCATCTAATAGAGGTTGTATACTTTCTAGTTGGGCGTCGATTCTATATAATTCTGAGCTCCTTTCTACTAGGTATTGATGTGATTGCTCTTCTCCTTCTATCTGCACTAGCGCATAGAGTTTATCATATAGTCTAAATAGTTCCTGTACAGTGTCATTATCAACTACAGGATCAGGTTCTTTGAAGAACTTAAACTTATTGTCGATGACCCCTTGGAAACCTTTACGGTCAAATACAGTCTTTTTTATTTCTACGTTTTTACCCATTTCTTACTACCTTGAATATTTGATCATTATCAATAATTGACGTAGTCCCGTCTATTTCTGTCTTAACTAATAATCTATAGTACCTTTCTGGTTGTAAGCCTTCCATGTATATATCAAAATAGTTAGAGGTATTATCTGCGCTTATTTTAGTAAAAACAGTATCATAGTCAACTACCATTTCTTCGGTATTTTCATCTCTCAACCCCCAATATGAAGCAGTTGGAAGAGTGTAGTTAGTTGTGTACACTGAAGAGGTTGTATATGTTCTGGTTGGATACTTAGGTCTAGCATGTATTCTAAATCTCTGCTTTCCTTCATCAGTGTATTTACCTTTATTATTCTTTATTGAAATTACTGTTTCTGGGTCTGTTATTTCCGTTAGGGAAGAGGTGTGACTATAGTCTTCCCATTTAATCTCTAAATAAGGAGGGTATATTGTATTAGTATCTTCTCCGTAATACTTTAACCTGACAGAAGAAGATTCATTAAACTCTAATGTATTAGGGAGTTTAACTATCATACCGTAGTTACTTATCCAATCATTTACTTGGTATTCAACTAAAGCAGTTATATTAATATCTACATCATGATCAGAGTTTTTATTAAATGATAAACTACCTGAAAGAGGTACATTGCTTGATCCTGATGTAAAGTACCAATATGCTCCACCTGGTTTATCTTCTTTAAAGGAACTGGTTGTGAAAAGTTCATTAACCATTCCGTCTGTAAATCCGTTACCTGTTGAGCTTGTTAGGCTCTCACTACCTGAGGACCATCTTTGCAAGCCTGCATTTTTAAATGTCCAGCTGCATCCAGATTTATTAATCGGTACATCTGCGTATTTCCCCGTACCTTCGTCCCAATCTTCTGCTAGTGGATGTACATCTACAGAATAGTTAATTGGTAGCTCTGCTGCGTAGTTTAACGCTAGATGTAAGCTAGCAGAGAATCCAGTTGTTGTTGGTAAACTTATTCCTGCTTTTGTAGTTAGTACTGATTTTATCTCATCAGTATCAAACTTTATTAATGTTCTTAAAGATTGACCTCCTGCAGAGATAGGATATCCTCCCACTTCAAGCAAAGCGTCTCTACCTGTGTTTGATAACGGACTTTCTGTTGATAAGAAAGAATCTTTTTCCGGGAATATTCTATATAGTGCCATATTATAATGTTGTTACTCTTCCCTGAATATCATTATTAGGGTATTTTATTTCAAATATCATAGGATCTAATGAAGGGTAAACTATATTATTCATAGTTGCTCCTACTATATCGTAATCATACGTGGAGTATGTACCTCCAGTTTTGCTTTCTAGTTTTACATCTTGTACTGTTTGAACTCCTTTTATTTTATCAAGTAATGTATAAACCGATGATAGGTTAATAGGTTGATTAATTGACCACCTTTCTATGTTAAAGTGCTCTGTTAAGGCTTCAGTACATTTTAATATTACTTCTCTAGAATTATAGCTAGGAAGAGTTATTATATCAAACTTAACTCCAAAATTAATTACAAATGCATCTTTTATTGTACACCCGTCTGTTAATGATTTAAACTGAGTGATGTATTTTTTTAGATTGGTTTTTAGTTCAGGAGTTGAAATTACTAAATGCTTTTGATTATCATAAGCCAGTACATATAAACAAACACCTAATGGATTATAAACCTGACTATCTGAAGAAGGTATATCTGCATCTGTTGTAACAAATGTTTTTGCTATTGCACCTAATGTAGGAGGGAGTGTCATTGCTCTAAATGCGTAATCTTGTTTAGTAACTATTCTACCTTGTTCATTAAATGATCTAAGTGAATTCTGTCTTACTTCTTCTATTGTGTCTTTATCTTTACCCCCAATTGCTGCTTCTGGATTTGAAACTATAAGTGTCCCCTGGTATGTTGTATCTGTAGCTGTTAGAGAGGACGGTGTTATACCCGTTACTGTGTTAGCTTCAATGTTAGATGAGATACCTCCTCCTTTAATATATCGAACTGTTAGTGTTGTATTAGATGGTGCATTACCATATGCGCTAGAGAACATGAAATTAGATGGATCATATGCGTGATCTGTTCTTCTTATCCCTGTATTAGTTCCAGAGCCTACATTTGTTGGGTTTGGCAAGAAGGTGTCATCAGAAGATGTAGACATTCCTGCTCCAAATTGAATCTGTAGTTTACCTGTTGAGGTAAATCTTGTAACAAATCTATCGCGGACAAGTTTTGCTGTTAACAAGTAAGGTACTTCGCTGTTATTATTACCTGTATTAATTGCTTCGGTAAATATAGTATCCTGCCCTAAATACGGTACTTCATACCAGCTATTATTATCACTATCTTTAATATCTAATATACCTATAATCTCATTATCATCTATACTTAGGGTTAGAAATTTGCTTGAAGAGCCTATACTAAAGGTTTTTGTTACAATTTCACCAGACGTAGCGGTTGTTGATTTAATCAATTCGTACTCTGTCGGGTTACCGCTTGAATCTACACTGTAGATGGTTGCTAAGGTTTTATCTATAGAGCTAGAATAAGCAAAGTCAAGACTTTCTTCTAAAATAAAGGTTTGATTACCAGAAGTTACTTTACTGTTTGCTCCTATACTTAACGCTTGATCAAAGTTGGGTGAGTAATTAGAGCCTGCTGCTTTAGCTGCTACTCTTTGAGATACATCTAGTTTAAGTTTAGATGCTGTTGTTACTCTTGGTTTGTACCCCATCATGTATGCCATAGAGTATAGGTTACCTGGATCTTGAGCGTACTGTAAGAAGGTTTCTTGTACTTGACTGTCTTGGTAAAAAGAAAGTATGTCTCCTACATAAGCGGACATTTCCATAAACATCATTCCTGGTGATGTAGGTGAAAAATCATTATAGGAGTCAGGGAAATAGTTTTTAGCAAGTTCAACCAACTGCCCTCTCATTTTAGAGAAGTTTTTGTCTGTGTATTTTATCTTAATATCTTGAGCCATTATTGTTCAAAATTAATTGTTATTTCGTCTTCTACCTTTGTATCTACTATTCTAAAATTTAAAGTAAAGGTTATTATATTAGAATCTGGTTTGCCTTCTAAGTTTATACTTACTACTTCAAGTTTAGGAAAATACTGCTGTATTGCATCTCTAATTAAGAACTCTAAATCTGTTAAAGAATCTCTATTAATATTAGAGAATATTAAATTCCTAATACCGGAACCAAATGTAGGGTTAAAGTATCTTTCTCCTTTTCCTGTTAGAATATAGTTAACTAAGTTTGCTTTTATAGCTTCTTTTGTTTCGTAGGTAGAGTTAAATACCGCTCTTCCGCTAAAAGGCAAAGAAACACCTACAGCCTTTCTAGGCTGCAGATCTAATGGGTTTATTTTCTTTGCTTCAAATGCCATATTATATTAAGCCTGCTTTAGCCTTATCTTTTTCATTAGATGCTGAGAATACTTTTCCTGCTTTTTTTACAAAGTCTAAATTCGATATATCTATACCGGGCATATTACCTTGACCTCTATTCATTTGACTGGCCATTGCTGATGCTAAATTTGGAGCTCCTTGTACTGCTGCTGTTGTTCCTGAGAATACATTTTTGTATTCCTCGTTTGTCATATTAGCTTTTGTCATAGCTAACATTTCATCTAAAGATGATTTACCCATCACAGGATTCATTGGTGATGGTTTGTTTGTTTCTACCTGAATTGTCTTAGCTGGTGCTAAACCAGTACTTTCTGGTGCACTTGCTGCTTTTACTGCTTCGTTCATTACATCTTGTAACTCCTCCTTTACAGCTGATCTGACTTCTTCACGAATAATTTTACGTAATTGATCTAGTTTCATATTAATAAATAGTTAGTTTATGGAAGTTGGTTGTTAATTCTAAATTTTATTTCGTCTATTAGTATTCTTGTAGAAGAACTAAACGAAGAAGGTCCCTTCATTAGTACAACTCCATTTTCATTTTCTACTTGAGCGAACCTCTTTTTTGCGAATCCAGGAGAGCTCTTATCCTCTTGAATCGTTATTGTATAATTTTTATAAAAGAACTTATCTGAGCCATCACTTGCTTTAGACATAGATGTTAATCCTGCATTAGATGGTAGGTTCTTTACTAAATTCATAATCTCAGTTTTTTGATCTTGTGGTAGTTGTTCTACACATTCAAATAACTTTAAGTCTATACTGTTTAATTTATCTTTTATTGGACCTAATCCATCTAGGCTTATACTAGTTAAGTCTTTTACTGCCTGCTGGTCTTTTGATAACAGGTCCACTATCTGACATGCTATATTTAATAGCTGTGCAAATCTATTTTGTGCTCCTACAGATACAGAGAATATAACACCACCTGCTGGTCCTGGAGGAATACCGATTGTTCCGGGTAGTGGCATCATTTCTAGAACCAAAACT